TAATTTTGTGCGGATGCGGAGCCATCCCAACGCAGCATCCAAACAGCTCAAGTTCAACAATACGTCCTTTGCTGGGAAAGCGGTTACCGCTGTACATGAGATGTGGGTTAACGCGATTCTAAGCGGTCCATGGAGTCATGTGAAAAATACTGCAGGTGTGGCTGCCACGCTCCTGGTGCAAGACATGGTTGCTTTTGGCACGGCTGTGCGCCAGTCACCCTATCCTTTATTCGGCAAAGAACCTGATGTCACGTTTGGCGATGTAGGATCTAAGATATTTGGGCAGATAATGTCTATAGATGAGGCCATCGCCGTCGGCTTCCGACAGTTTCGTACACGCCATGACGAGCTTGGTGGATATAAGATCGAGATGGGTCGCGGCGGTCCTGGCGGCCGGCGTAGTCCAGACGCCTGGTCGGCCGAGGGCATGGGTGCCAAAAAAGGATCAACCTGGGGCCACATCGCCGACTGGACTGGCCACATTGCAACTGTCGGCCGTGGCTCAATGCGGATGCTGATGCTCGAGGATGGCTTCTGGAAGACCATCGCCTATCGTGGCTCACTTTACGAGCAGGCGCACGCGCAAGGAAGAGCTGCTGGGAAAAGCGGCGAAGAGCTGGCTGAGCATATTGCTGACAAGGTTCATGCGCCGGAGCCGCACATGCACGCTAAGGCCGTCGAGGAAGCAAAGTATGCGGCGCTGCAGACCGACCAGGGTGGTACATCGAAACAAATACAGAAAGCGCTCTCCGGCAGGATAGGTCGATGGATTGTGCCGTTTTACAAGACGCCGGCAAATGCTCTTTTCTGGGTGAATGATCATAGTCCACTCGCACCGTTTTGGTCTTCGCGTTTCAAGGCAGCTCAAAATGAGGGCGGTGCGGCAGCTGCAAAAGCTCACACGCAATGGGCGCTTGGTATGGGTGCAGCGACAAGCCTGTACCTTATGTACTCAGATGATCGCATCACGGGTGGTATCAGCCCAGACCGGAGCATCCGCGCGGCTTATGCGCGGCAAGGAATCAAGCCTTACCATGTTCGCATCGGGGATACCTGGTATCCCTATAACACCATTGAGCCTGTAGCTACGTTCATCGGCCTGGTGGCAGATGGCATTGAAACGGCTAATCACCCCGATACCGACGATGCCACGGCGTATGAGTTATCTGCCAGTATTGCTGGCTCGATAGGTTACAACTTGACCAACAAAACATTCATGGCATCTGTGTCTAACTTCATCGACACGCTCAAAGATCCTGACGCAACCCTGGAAAAGTTTTTGATGGGTTACGCGGCCGGAATGTTTCCCGCGTCCTCGATGATGAACGAGTTCCGGCGCTTTTTAGATCCGCACATGACAAAGGTGCCCAAAAGCCAGCGCGATTCAAAATGGTTCAAAGCCGTGCAAGATCAGATCGAGAAGCAGATGAAGGATCACCCCGAGGGCCGCAAGCGTTTAAGGCAGTGGATGCAGCACTCGAAAGAACTCGGTCTGCTGCGCCAGGTTATCGAGAGACAGAAAAAGAAATTGCCGGGGCTCTCGATGACGATGTTACCTAACCGCGACATCTATGGCCGACCTATTGCCGAAACGCGCGCCAGCTCACCTTACAAGCCCAACCCTGTAGACCGTGAGCTGGTAGACATTGCCGAGGCGACAGGATACGCGCCCAACCCTAACCCTGATCACTATAGCGCGGACCTCGGGTTTACAGGTGAAGAGCGTGACGCTTACCACCAGTACATCGGGCCACAACAATACAAAGCGCTCGAGCGTTACTTCAAAACGGACGCCAAATACAAGGCACTCAAGAAAGCAGCGCAGGGTGGTGACCGCCTGGCGGGAGAGGAAATCAAAGGGGAGATCGCGAAGAGACTTTTGTCTATACGAGCGGACGGCCGTGAGTGGATGCTGAACCATCCCAAGTTCGGAGCCTTCCTCCGCGATGCATCGAAACGTATTGCAGCAGCCAAGCAGTCGGCTGCTCAAGAATCACTCGAGGGACTCCAATGACAGTCAGCACAACCACACTCAAAGTCAGCTATTCGGGCAACGGCAGCACCACGGCCTTTGCGTACACTTGGAAGGTTTTCGCCTCAACTGAGCTGAAGGTCTTCATCAGATCCTCTGCCGGCGTCGAAACGCTGAAGAGCGAGGGCACGGGTTCAGCCAATTATGGCGTGAGCGGTGTGGGTGAAACCAGCGGCGGTAATGTGACGTTCGTCACTGCGCCGGCCTCTGGCGAAACCGTGGTGATCCTTCGCGACACGGCCTTGACGCAGGGTACAGACTACCAGCCGGCAGATCCGTTTCCGGCTGCTGACCATGAGAACGCGCTCGATAGGCTGACGCATATTAGCCAGGAGCTGCAGGAAGAGCTGGACCGCTCATTCAAGGTCAGCCGGACCACCGCGATTACCACGCCGGAGTTTACAGACTCGCCGTCTGATCGTGCGGGCAAGCTGCTGGGTTTTACCAGCGACGGCAATGGCATCGAGGCGACACCTGGAAAGGTAGCCAGCGTCACTGTGTCGGGGCTATCGACTGGCGCGACACCTACGGCCACTTTTACACCATCGTCAGGTGCACTGGCGCTTGGCATCCCTGCGGGGGAAACAGGTGCAACCGGCCCGGCTGGTAGTGATGGTGAAGTATCTGAAGCAACAGCCGTGGCATTAGCCATTGCCCTTGGCTGATTAGGGGGAAGCATCCCGAAGGAGTAAGTTATGGCAAATACTTTTAAGGTAGCGACAAGGGCATCTGTAGACCACAGCAGCGCGGATACGATCTACACCGTGCCAAGCAGCACAACGGCGGTGATCCTGGGCATGACAATCTGTAATCGTCATAGCGCGGCAACGGACATCGATGTCATCCTGGTTAGCGATACCGCTGGCGGCAATCCAAACACAAACGCCAATGTTTATCTTTTAAAGGACACGTCGATCCCTGCTGGGTCAACGCTGGAAGTTTTCGCTGGGCAAAAGATCGTTTTGCAGACAACCGATAGCATTACCGCGCAAGCGGCGGCGAATGACTATATCGACATTAGCCTTAGTTTCATGGAGATAACCTGATATGCCATTTTTAGGAAGTCAACCCGCTGAAGTTGCCCTAACGACGGGCGACCTGGGCGACAACATTGTCGATGGGACCAAGACCAAAGACGCCTTAATTGCCGATTATTCGGATGTCACGATTACGGCGTCTGATCTTATTATGTACGGCGACGCGACAGATTCAAACAATACCAAGCGCGACACAGTCCAAGGCATTCTTGATCTAGCTGGTGGTATATGGTCAGAAATTTCTAACGCTACATTCTCAACCGAAGCAAGCGTTACGTTAACTTCTGGACTTTCTTCATCGTACACGCAGTACAAACTGATGCTCTATTTTACGAGTATGTCAAACGATGCTGTCGAGCTTGATGTTCAGTTTCAAATAGGTGGCAGCTTGATAACTGCATCAAATTATATTTGGGCAATTCACGGGTACTCAGGTGCGGGTGAGGATCGTCATGGTGGTGGAAATGGTGACTCAAAAATTAAGGTTATTCGCTCTTATGACCAAGACCAGAGTGGTTATCCAGCTTATGCAGAAATGACCCTGCTAAACCCCAACATTTCTGGAATAGCTAAAGTGTCTGAGACGCGAAGTTTTTGGTATGACAATGTTTCCACAAATATGTGGTCATCGGCTTTCGGTACTGGCGCTGTAAGTAATACTGGCACAGTAGACGGGATTAAATTTTACCCAAGCGCGGGAACCATTACAGGTGAGTATTGGTTGCTTGGTCTGACTTTGACTTAACGGAGCGATCAAAATGGCTAGATCGGACTACATACATAAAATGGTTAATGGTGAGCGTGTTGAACTCACTGAAGCAGAAATAGATGAGTTCGTTGCCCGTGAAGAGGCATGGGAAAAGGGCGCAGCAGATCGTGCTTGGGCCAACATACGGGCAGAGCGCAACAGGCGTATAGCCGCTACGGATTACTATGCCTTGTCAGATGTCACGATGTCGGACGGCATGACCGCACACAGAAAGGCGTTGAGGGACCTTCCAGCCAATACGTCAGACCCGGTCGCCTTCCAGACACAGTGGAATGAGCATCGTGCTGGCAAAGATGGCGCGTCGGACCCGTGGCCGACTAAGCCGTAGATTTAAAC